AGCAAGACAATGCAGCCATCGGTGAAATCAACTTCCTGACGAACAGCAAAGTTAAAGCACACCTGTCGCAAACCGCGAAAGTGTCTTCAACGGATAGCGTCATGATTTTGAATGACCCGTGGACATCTTTGTATGGCTACAATATGGCTGTTACGAACAATGTTCCGTCTGACCTGACCAAAGGCACTGGCTCTGGCCTGTCTGCCCTTATCGCTGGTGACTTTAGCCAGTTGATGATTGGTCTGTTCAGCACGAGCGATGTGCTTGTTGACCCCTACACTGGCGGTTCTTCAGGTGCGGTTCGCATCCGTGTCATGCAAGAAGTCGATGTTGCTGTGCGTCACGCACAGTCTTTCGCAGCTTGCTTGGACATCAATGCCTAATGATGCGGGGGGTGGCTTCGGCCACCCTCCAATTCTTTAAGAGGGAAAAATGGTTAAAATTGAAATTACAAGAACTGTTGGCGTAGCTGGAAAACACTGCGAACCGGGCGACATTGTTGAAGTGCCTGAAGCCATCGCTATTGAGTTGATTGCCCACCGCCAAGCTGTTCCATACGAACAAAAACAAAAAACCAATCGCTCTGTCGGTCTGGACACCAGCACCGCAGAACCTATTGTTAAACGCACACGCAAGAAAAAATAATGGCAGTAGAAACCGACACAGAACGCGCAATCTTTGTAGAAGTTGACGATTTTGCCGTTGCTGCTACTTTTGGTGGCGGCACTGTGAACGGTATTTTTGACAAAGAATATCTTGAACTGGATGGCGGTGGCACAGTTGCTTTCGCCATCAATCAGCCGCGCTTTGTTTGCCGCACATCAGATGTCAGCAGCGCAGCAGAAGGTGATGCTATCACCATCAATGCGACAAGCTATGTCATCAAAGTCGTGCAAGACGATGGCACTGGCATGACAACGCTGGTGTTAGAGGAACAGTAGATGGCACATGTTCGCAAATCTATCCGCGACGATGTCGTTAGCACGCTGACTGGCCTGACCACGACTGGCACAAACGTCTATCAGACGCGCTTCTATCCGCTTGCAGAAGCCAAGCTGCCGGGTCTTTGCATTTACACGAACAGCGAAACTACAGAACATGCCACAATGACTAAGCCACGCACGCAGTTTCGCACGCTGGAAGTTATGGTGGAAGCGTATGTAAAAGGCACAAGCAACGTGGACAATACGCTGGACACGATTGCTGTGGAAGTCGAAGAAGCCATCACTGCTGATGTAACGCTTGGCGGTTACGCCAAAGATGCTAAGATAACAGCGTTTGAAGCCAGCTATGCTGCTGATGGCGACCAGCCTGTAGGCGTTGGCCGATTTACACTAGAAGTGCTATATGCTACTTTAGAGGACGATATAGAAACGGCGGTTTGATATGACAAAACGTGTGACATTGTATAAAGGCGATGAAGTCAAAGAAGTTTGGCCTGAGAACGCTGACAAGTTTGTAGCTGATGGGTGGTCTGCCGAACAGCCAAAAGCTACTAAAAAAACCAAATCGGCAGCGCGTGAAACTGAAGTGAAAGAGGCTTAAAGATGGCAACGCATACTGGCTCTGAAGGCACTGTTAAGGTCGGCAGCAATGCTGTCGGTGAGATTACTGCCTTTACCGTAACCGAAACTGGACAAGTAATCGAAGACAGCTCTATGGGTGACACTGCACGCACCTACAAAGCTGGTCTGAAAGATGCAACTGGTTCAATCACTGTTCGTTTTGACGGTGATGAAGTCTATGGCTCAACTGGTCAAGGCGAATTGGACGTAGGCAGCAGCGTAACGCTGAACCTGTATCCTGAAGGTGCTGACACTGGCGACACCTATTACACTGGCTCTGCAATCGTTACCAGCAAAGAAGTTGCTTCTTCGTTTGACGATATTGTTAGCATGAGTTTTGAGGTTCAATTCTCTGGCGGTCTAACGCAGTCGCAAGTCTAATATAACAGACAGGGGGTGGCACTATGTCTGCATTTGGTGAGCGCATTAGCGCAAACACAAATAAAACCACGAAGCGGGTTGAAGTTGAAGAATGGGGTGACGATAACGAACCTATGGTTCTGTTCGCCACCCCACTTAACTGTGGCGAGTTTAACAAGCTACAGCGCAAGCATCCCGATTTTCTGAACAATATGACCATTGAAGGTCTGGTTGACCTTATTCTTCTGAAAGCAATGGACGAAAATGGCGACAAAGCATTTGACGTTGGCGATAAGCCGATATTGATGCGCCAACCCGTAAACGTAGTCAGTAACGTGGCCGGGCAGCTTATGGGCGAAATGCAAGGGGTCGAAGAAGTAAAAAAGGACTAAGCGGTGATGCAACGCGATTTAGCGTCATCGCTTTGGCTGACCGACTAGGCAAGACCATTGGCGAAATTGAGCAAATGCCCTATACTGAACTGATTGAATGGGCTGCATATTTGGAACTTATAGCTGATGGCCGACCAGAACCTACGAATTAATCTAACAGCTTTTGATAAGACGCAGCGTGCTTTTGCGTCTGTTCGTAATGGTCTTTCTAAAGTCAAATCATCTGTATTCAACGTCCGTAACGCTGTTGTCGGTCTTGGTGCTACGCTTGCACTGAAGCAATTTGCTGGTCAGATTGACGAACTTGCAAAGACTAGCCAGCGTCTTGGCTTTACAGTAAACGAATTGCAATCGCTGGAGTTTGCCGCAGGGCAAACAGGTGTATCATCGCAAGAACTTGCAAAAGGTCTGGAACGGTTTAGCCGCAGCATTGGCGAGACTGCCAATGGCATTGGTATTGCCAAGCGTTCTTTTGAAGATTTAGGCATCAGCGTTACCAACACTGAAGGCCAAATCAAGCCGACACGCGAATTGCTTGGCGAAGTATCTGACCGCTTGAAAGATGTAAAAGACCCGGCAGAGCGTGTGCGTATTGCATTTGACTTATTTGGTCGCTCTGGCACGAAGCTGATTAATACGCTTGCTGGCGGTAATAAAGAACTGACTGCGCTGCAAGAACGCTTCAATGAAGTAACGATACAGCTTACAGGTGAACAAGCTGCTGCTGTTGAAGAAGCTAATGACGGTTTTGACCGTCTTGGCAAAACATTCGCATCGTTTGGTCAGCAAATTACTGCCACAGTGTTGCCAGCTATCCAGCGTGTAGCCGAAGCATTTACGGTTCTTGGTTCACTTGCTATTGCTAACATTATTGATGGCGTGGGCGTTCTGCGGAACAGGTTTATTGACCTTGCACAGACCTTTGGCTTTCTTGATGAAGCGCAAAAGTCTGCAATCGGTGAAGGCACATCACAACGTCTGCGCGAGATAGCAGAAAGCTATGCGCTGGCTGCTGATAGCGTTAAGCCGCTTGCAGAAAACGTCAAAAAGGTTGGCGAAGAAGCGGTTGATGCTGAAAGCAAACTGAACACGCTTGCCAATACCGCTAAGACAGATGGCGAGAAATCAGCAGACGCAATATCTGAAAGTTTTGGCGAGACTTTCCGCAATATATCGCAAGGCACAAAAAGTGCGGCTGATGCGTTCAAAGATATGGCGAAGAAGATTATTGCCCGTCTTTATGACATCTTGGTTGTAGAACGCTTGGTGCAGTCAATCGGCGGTAGTTTGCGAACAATGAAGATATTTGGCGGCACAGGTAAGCAGCCCCGCGCTGGCGAAAAAGGTGGCTCAATAGGTGCTGGTGAGCCAATGATTGTTGGTGAACGTGGCAAAGAACTATTTGTGCCACGCCAAGCGGGTAACATTGTGCCGAATGGCAAATTGGGTGGCGATGGTGGCGTGACTGTCGTTCAAAACATAAATATCAGCACAGGTATTTCGCAAACTGTTCGTGCTGAGATTGTTCAGCTTATGCCACAGATTGTCGGCGCAGCTAAGTCTGGCGTGCTGGATGCTAAGAAGCGCGGCGGCGCATATGGGGCAGCGTTCTAATGGCTATTACTTATCCACTTTCACTGCCGACCATCAAAGATATGCGCGCTATTCGCCTGACAGCAAAAAACTCTGTTGGCATCAGCACAAGCCCGTTCACTTACACGCAGCAAGTTTACAAGCATCAGGGGCAACGCTGGCAAGCTGAAGTGCAAATGCCAGCTATGAACCGCGCGCAAGCAGAAGAATGGTTTTCGTTCTTGGTCAAGCTGAATGGTCAATATGGCACGTTCTTGCTTGGCGACCCGCACAGTGCGCCGCGTGGTTCTGCTTCGTCAACGCCCGGCACGCCAGTTGTAAATGGCGCAAGCCAAACAGGTGCAACGCTGGCGATTGATGGTTTGCCAGCCAGTGCTACAGGCTACCTGAAGGCCGGCGACTACATCCAGCTTGGCGCGGGTTCTACTGCCACGCTGCATAAAGTTTTGAACGATGTGGACAGCAATGCATCTGGCGAAGCTACGCTGGACATTTGGCCTGACTTGCGGTCATCACCCACAGATGACGCAACTGTAGTTGTCAGCAGTGCTGTCGGCGTATTCCGTCTTGCAGCTAATGAAATCGGTGTTGATATAAACGAAATCGAACACTTTGGAATTACGTTTGCGGCTGTTGAGGCGTTGTAATGGCGCGCGGTATTACATCGGGGCTGAATACAGAAGTCACCGCCAGCGAACTTGAACCAATCTTTCTGGTTGATTTGGAGTTTGACAGTGGCGCGCTGTATTTCTGGAACGGTGTGCGGCCACTGACTTACAACAGCAACGAATATATCGGTGGCGGTAATCTTATAAACATCTCACCGATTGTAGAGACAAACGACATTCGCGCTGTCGGCGTAAACCTGTCAATGAGTGGCCTACCAGCCAGTCTTATCAGCATCGCACTGACAGAGGCCTATCAGGGTCAGCCAGTTAAGATACGCTTTGCCGCACTGTCATCTGGCGCGATTGTAGCCGACCCGTATTTGATATTTGACGGGCGTATGGACGTGCTGACGATTGATGATGCCGCCGAAGGCGCAACCATTAACATCTCCGCAGAAAGCCGCATGATTGACTTGGAGCGTCCACGCTTGCGCCGCTATACACCGCAAGACCAGAAGATTGACCACCCTACCGATACCGGGCTGGATTATGTGCCAGTCATTCAGGATACAGCTATTCAGTGGGGGCGGTAATGCAGCGCAAAGAAGGTTGGGAAGTAAAGCTGGATAGTGCGTTGCAGAATGTTGCGTATGAACCCTATATTCTTGGCGAAACAGACTGCTTCGCTGGCACATCCGACATTGTATTACAAATGACCGACACGGATATTCTGGAGAAGTGGCGCGGCAAATATCAATCGTTCTTGCAAGCTGCGCGCATGATTAAGCGCGAAGACTATGATGGTGTTCCTGATTGGCTTGACCAGATAACAGAAGGCCGCATAACGCCTAAACAGGCGCAGCGTGGCGACATCGTGGCAAGACATATTGACAAAGTTGTGCCATCATTGGGCATCTGCGCTGGCAACCAAGCGTTGCTGTTTACGCATGACGAAGGTGCTATATATGTGCCAATGAGAATAATCGAAGCAGCTTGGCGGGTGTAATATGGGCGATAAGGCAGAAGATATTGTAAAAGATGTTGTCGTAGCTGCTGCGGTTATTTACACAGGCGGCGCGGTTGCTGGTGCGTTAGGCGTAGGAACTGGCGTAACCGTTGGGTCAGCTTTGGCGACTGCTGCGTTGCAAACTGCCGTTGCGTATTCTGCCGGGGCATATGACGCTGTTGACGCGCCAGCTTCTTTAGGCAATGAAGTCGCTGGTCGCCAGCTAAATGTCAAGATACCTACACAGCCGCGCCGCACGATTTATGGCGAAGCAAAAGTTGGCGGCACAGTTGTTTTCTTGGAAACGTCTGACGATAACAAATATCTGCATATGGTCATCGCGGTGGCAAATCACGAGTGCGAAGAAGTCGGCAGACATTCAATTTTAGGTTATAGCAGCATATTTCGCGGCGTTTCATTGAATGACGATGAAATTGCGTTGACCAGCAACGAAACAGACGCAAACGGCGAAAAGCGATG